AATATTGATGAATGGCGCAACTTAGCAAGAGCCGAAGCCTTTAGTTTTGCAACAAAAGGTGAGGAAGAAAGCAAAGAACTTCATTTCGCAACTCCTTGGGGAACTAAGGATACAAAAAAGGTTAGCTCTCTTTGGGGCTAAAATTCAATTTATAGGAGGAATATTTTAATATGACACATGCTGTAGTTATCAAAAATATGACTGCTTCAATGAATGTTGGAGCATATAATCGTTCTGTTGTTTCTGGTTCAGATGCGATTGATAATGGCAATGTTTTTAGTCTTGCCGCACAAGGAACTTCTGCTTCTGGTGCAGAGGTTTGGACTGTAGTAACCCCGTTGACCGGCTCTTTGAATGGTTTGTGGATGGCTGCATCTCCAGAAGTACCTATCACTGTTGATGGTGCTTTGGTTTATAAGGGTTTGAATTCTGATCCTCGTAATTTCTATAATGTTGGTGGTACCCCATTCGATGCTTTCAAACTTGTTGTTGGTGATGTTATTACCTTGACACTAGATGCATTCGATACTGCGCCTTCTGCTTTTGCAGTTGCTGCAAATGCAAGTGGTAAATTTACTGCCGCTTCTGGACACGCTGCTGGTGTATGTTGCTTGCGTTATCTTGCTACTACCTATATCTCTATTGGTAGTGGTGGCATTGATAATCAAAGAGTTAACGCATATAAGATGGAGGTAATTGAGAACTAATGACCGTAAAACATTCTGTGGAATATGTACAGAATGTTCTTTCTTTAGATGGTTATATTTTAGATAATAAATATGTTGGAAGCAGAGATTGTTTAGAATTTCACGATTTTGATGGATATAGATATTTTTTGTCTTTTGATAAATATATGACTTCTAAAAAAAGTGGATATCATCCACATAAATTCTCTAAAAAAAATCCATTTACTGTTTATAATATCAAATTGTGGTTAGCTAATAATAAAAGTGAAATTCTTTTATCATCTGATTTTTATACTGAGGCTAGGGCTAGAAATATGATTTTTACATGTAGAAAATGTAAAAAACAATGGATATCTAGTTGGAATGATATGTATGAAGGTAGAAGTTGCCCTAATTGTCAACAATCTTTAGGAGAATCTATTATTGATAATTATTTAAATAAAAATAATATCAGATATGAATATCAAAAAAGGTTTAAAGATTGCAAAATAAAGGGGCAACTTCCATTTGATTTTTATATAATAGATTTTAATTTATGTATTGAATTCCAAGGGATACAACACTATAAACCAATAGATTTTTCTGGTCGTGGAAAAGAAATGGCTATTATAGAATTTGATAAATCTAAAATTAGAGATAGCTACAAGAAAGAATATTGTATAAAAAACAACATAAGCTTTATTGAAATTTCTTATTTTGAAATTGATAAAATAGAAGAAATTTTAAATAAAGTATTTAATTAAAAATAGGAGGAATATATAAACATGACAATCTCTACTAACATCTTATCATTTGCTGCTGAAGGAAAACTTCCTGCAATGTTCCAAGATTATTGGAATCATAGTTTGGCCTTAAATGGCAAAACTAATGTTGAATATGATAATAGCATTTCTTTCGCAGAGAAAGAAGCGAAATTAAATTCAGCACTTAGAAAAGAAATTATCCGTAGGGCAGGTGTTCCTTATGCTGCCGAAGATAATATTGGCGAATGGTTTAATCATCCTAATGTTGCGCATGAACTTTTTGCTGTAACAAATGCTTTGATTGATATGATTTTGCCAAACTCAATTATTGATACTATTGGTTTATACACTGATGTAAGAACTGGCGCATTTGGTGATAACTTTAGTTTCGATATTGAGCCACGTGATTTATTTGTTGTTTCAAAACACGGTAAAGCACAAAAAAGCACTGAAATTCACAAACAATTCAGAGGTCAAAAGACTCTTACCCCAGAATGGCACCAATTAACTGTTGGCGTTTCAATGTATTCAGTGCTTTCTGGCAAAGAATCTTTGGCTAATTTGGTTTCAAAATGTGTTCGTTCCATCGAAACAGCAATGACTCTCGATGCCTACAATGCTTTTGCAACCGCTATGTCTGCTCTTTCAAATACTGCAACCACTGGTTTACGTATCGCTGGTTATTCACAAGCAAACTTGATTCGCCTTTGTGAACAAGTTGGTGCATGGTCAATGGGTGCTAAACCTATTGTTGTTGGAACTGCAACCGCTTTATTGAATGTGCTTCCTGATGACAACAATTATCGTTATACCTTGAATGATAGTTTCGTGACCCTTGGTTACATTCCTACCATCAATGGCTATGACGTAATGCGTATGCCACAAGTAGCAGATTTAGATACCTTTGGTGCTTTGAAAATTGCCAATGATCGTTTGTGGATTATTGCTCCATCTTCACAAAAGATTGTTAAGCTTTGCTTGGAAGGCAATACCATTAGCAATACCACTGGTGTGTTTGAGAATGCTGATTTAAGCCAAACTTCAACTTTGATGAAAAGTTGGGTTGCTGGTGTATGTACTAACGCAGTTGCTGCTGTTATTACTCTATAAGAGCTTTTATTGTGGTGGGGAGAAATCCCCACCACGAAATATATAGTTAAGAGGAGAAAAGAGGATAAAATGGTACAATCAAGACAAAAGGTTGAAAAACCAAAAAGTGAAGTGGAAATTTTAAGAGAACAAATCGCGTTATTGACAAAAGCTTTAGCAAAGCAAGAAGTTCAAGAAGCGCCAATTAAAATAGAAAATTATGTAGAAGATGAAGGCGATAATATGGTAATTGGTAGTGATACCTATATAAAAGTTATGTCACTTACACCTTACTACTTGACATTGACCACACAGGAATTTGGGCGTGGAAAGAAATTTAATTTTGAAAAATTTGGTGAAGTAAAAAGAATATTATACCATGATTTAGTAGATATAATGGAACAACATCAAAACTTTTTGAATGAAGGATATTTTGTTATATTAAATCGTGATGTGGTTAGAAAACATGGTCTTGATGATATATATTCAAGAATTCTTCCAAAAGAAAAAATAGAAGCGGTAATGAGTGGGGAGAATCAAAGTGATGCTGTGAATTTATTCAAGGCTTGTGCAGATTCCCAAAAAGAGAATATGTCCATTATACTTATTGATAAAATTGTAAGGGGAGAATTTGTTGATTTGAATCTATTGGATAGATTATCAAGAATTATTGGATATAATATTGCTGAACGTGCTGAAGAAACTAGAAAAGTTTCTGAAATAAAGAAATAAAATATTGTTTATCCTATTTATAGGATATGAGAGGAGGTCTATGGGAACAACTAGCAGTGAAATGGTGGATTTATTCCTTACAAGAATAAGAGACTATAGACTTGACACTATATTTACCACATCTGGAAGTTTAGCTTTAGTTATATATTCTGAACCTTGGCTTATGGATGCCGTAAATGAATTTGATATTTGCGACCAAGATTTGACCTATACTATAAGTGGGAGCGCGGTTGAAGGAACTTTTTCTGAAACCTTGACTAATAAAAATAAGATTTTGTTGTCTAAGCTGATGGTGAAATATTGGATGCAGAAAACAATACAAGATGTTTTGCAAATGCAAAATTTTGTAACTGATCGTGATTTTAAAACTTTCAGTTCAGCACAAAATCTAAAAGCAAAACAAGATTATTTAAATTCATTAAAAGAAGAACTTAGCCAAGAGTTAATAGATTATGGATATAAAATTAATGATTGGAATAATTGGAAATTGCAAATTTTTGATGCATAGGATTAATCATGGCATTCAAATATTATTCTATTGTTTCATCTGGAAGTGGGTTGGTAATACCACGAGATGATAATGCATCAATTCAACATGATAATCCATTTGAACCAGGGTTTAAGCCTATAAGAAAAGATTATTACCCCAGCGAATTTTATAAAATTAGAAATAAAGTTATTGATAGATTTGAGGGCAGATGTTTTCTTTGCAATGAATTAGCGAACGAAATACATCACATAGATTATAATAAAATGAATAATAATATAAATAATTTGATGTTATTATGTAAATATCATCATGCACAGACTAATTTCAATAGGAATTCTTGGGAAGAATCACTGAAAGAGAAACTTAAAAATACATTTTTTAATTATAGAAAAAAGGAGGGCAATGAATGACACTTAAGTATTACAATATAAGTCCTTCACCTCCATCATCTGCTTCATCAATTATGGTAAATCAATTTCAAGCTCTATTATCAGAACAGTTCAATATATCTACTGATGTTTTTGATGTTCTTGAAGAAATTCCATTTGCTTCAGGTTCTTATATCAATTCCCATGTTCGCATTACAAGTGTAATAGACCCATTAACACAAGAAAAACTTGGTGATGATTATAAGAGGATATTATTCCCCGATATAAATCATTCTATTAGCACTGGAGAAAAGTTTTATTTCAATAATAATACTTGGATAGTTATAAATGCTGAGAATATAAAGAGCCTAACAGCTTCTGCAACCGTTAGACGTTGCAACAATGTTCTTCGTTGGATGACAACTTCTGGAAGCATTATGGAAGAACCTTGTAGTATAGAGTATTCATATAAAAACCCAAAAGATGTAAGTTCATCAAATGCACTTATAATGCCAGGGGCATATATAAGAATATATGTTCAACTTAATTCAAAAACTAGAATTATCAAGGATAACCAACGTTTTCTTTTTGGAAATACTGGGAATTGGGATTGTTTAAGAGTTTTTGGTGGTGGGGTTGGTAATTTCCAGAATCTAATTACAACCAATAATGATAGTGCTCAATTGCTTACATTAGAAGTTGGAACTGGGTTTGTAAACAATGATACTGATGATATTATTAATGGCATTGCTGATAGGTATAAATATACAACATCATCTTCGTCTATTTCTAATATAGTTGTTAGTCCTAATAATGGAAGAATACTTGAAAGTGGTTCTTCTTTATTTGATGTAAGATATTATAGCGGAAGTGTTGTGACAAGTGCTTCATTTGTATTTAGTATTAATGATGCCAATGTACCAGTAGATCATTACACATTTAATGTATTATCTAATAATACATTTTCAATAAAAAATAATGAGATGTATTTGGATTACCCTTTGGTTATTTTATGTAGTAGTTCTTCAGGGAGTAGGACTTTCCAAGTAGAGCTTGTAGGTGGATGGTAAACATGACAGATGATAGAAAAGAATTTTATAACAAATATGATGGTTTTGAACAAATATCATATAATTGCACCAAATATTTATTAAATAATAATGAATTGATTTGGAAATTATTAAAATATTCTGATAATAATGCTTGGAGAGATGATATAGATCATCCAAATTTGACTTCAGAAGAAAAAGGTTATCTTATTAATGATGGAAGCCCAGACCCAGATCATGAAAGATTTAGAGTCTTTTTTGATGTTGGCCAGGATGATAGTTGGACTGGAGAAGCTTGCATCTTGAGAATAACACCAATAGAATTGATACCAAAAAATTATATATATGGTAATGTAGCAATTGCTTTTGAAGTTTATTGCCATTACAAAATGAACACATTATCTAATTATTCAACACGATTAAATACTATTGTACAACAATTGATATCTTCTTTCAATGGACAAGAAATTGGTTTGTTGGGTAGACTTTATTTTGATGCAAAAGCTTCTGCAAGGTGCCGTATGTCTATATCTGGACAAGTTCCATTTAAAGGCAATGCAATAATAATGTGCAATTGGATGGCATAGTATGAATAATGTTGTAGAGGAAATATATAAAATAGAGAATGATGTTTTTGGTATGCCTCAAGAATATAAGGGGGTCAAATTCCATCCAATAAGAATAAAAGATGTAAATGAAAAGAAAATGCTTTATAGATTATTTTTTCAATCTAAAAATTATATATCACAAAGAGAAATAGTTAAAATGAGTTATTTTAAATTTCTTATGTATGTGGTGAATAATAATATAAAAGAAAATGTATATACCGAATTAGTTGATTTGTTGAACCATATAACAAAGGTTGATAAAAAAAATATATCTATAAGAATAGAGGATCATCCAGAAAATAATGAAATTTTCAATAGAACAATGTTATATTTGCAAATTGGTGATACAATTTTTGATGAAAATGAATTTGATAATATAAGAGAAATATTATTAGAGCAAAGTGGTTATTCTATTGAATGGGTTGAAAGTTTTGATTTGAGTTTAGAAGATAAAATTCATTTTATGAATAGGGCTAATGAAGATATTGATTTTAAGGATGAAATATTCTCTTTTTGCGCTATGTCTGGCATATCTGAAAGTGAAGCTGGAGAAAAAACATTATACCAATTTAAAAATAGGCTCGAAAGAGAAATGGTAATGAAAGATTACGATAATTTTAAACAGTTAGAAGTCTCCGGTCAAATATCTTCAAAAGCTGGAGGGGAAATATTCAAACATTATTTGTCTCATATTCCAAAACCAACACGATATGGCTCTATCCTTATAGATAAAGATAGTTTTATTGAAAAAAGTGGACTTGGTGGTGCAGACAAAAATGGAAATATCAATACATAAAAGGAGAAAATAAAAATGACAAATGAAATTCTAGTTTCTGTTGCTGATGTTATTATGCAAGATGTTAGCACTGGCGCAGCGTTGGCATATGGTAAAGCAAATATTTCTACAGCTATTACGCTTAGTATGCAAAGTGCTGATGTTCGTGCTGGTATAAATAACCCATTAATTTATTCATATTATCACACACGTGAAATGGGCGTAAAAATTGAACAAGCTACTTTTGATGAAACAATTTTAGCTCTAAATGTTGGTTCTTTAGTTTCTGTAGGTGCTGTAAATGTTTTGCAAACTGATTGTTTGACCTTATCAGCAACTGGTTCTGGTACTACTACCCTAACACCTATTGGCAATGTTTCCATATTATATTCAAGTGGTGCCATTGAAACAGTTACGCCTACTGGTTCTACTTTTACTGCTCCTAGTGGCGCTAATGCACAAGTAACAGCTATTTATACTACATCAAAATCAGCAGATCAAATTGTAGTTGGTTCTACAACTCCTCCTACAATTGTTAATTTGACTTTGATTGCTGAAATTCGTGCTAGTGATCAAACTACAGTAAAGAAATATTTGCAAATTAATATCCCAAGATTCCAAGTTTCTGGTAATTATACTTTGAGCCTTGCAGCGAATGGTACAAGCAACCAACCCCTAGAAGGAAGAGCGCTTGTTTCTTCAGCCGCTGACTGTACAAGTGGAGATTATTATGCTAAAGTTACTTATATTCCAGTAACTGGCACAACCACCTATTCATCTATTGCGGCCTTGCCTTCAACGGTTGCTTGGACTAATAGTACAATACAATCTGTCCAACTTTCAGTTTTAGGTATACGTGGTGGAGTTTATGGTAATCAAGTTATTACATCACAATGTACTTATGCTCGTTCTGGATCATTTGGTGCTGGTATTACTGTTGGTGCAGCCACTGGTTTGATTAGTACATCAGCTTCTGGTGTGACCACAACTGGTGTTATTACGATTGCTGCCACTTATGCAAGTGCTTCTCTAGTTGATTATGTGCAGATTGTAGTTTCATAAGGAAATTATGATTTGTTCAAATGGTGAACAGAAAACACCAGATGGAGAAACGGGTATATTTTTCTTTTGTAACCTGGAAGAAAATAAGGGGAACGTCTGTAGATTTGCAAAATGGTGTATTAAAAATAATCGCTATGAAATATCTACCGACAGAGATGGCAATAGATGCATGCATTTTTATGCGAACACAATAGATTTTACTGAATAAGATTTGGGGGCAGAAATGCCCCCAAAATCAAAAAATAAAAAAGGAATTTTCAAAGATGGATAAACGTGATATAACCATTGGTTTAAGTCCTTTGGTACAAGTAAAATTTCAAGAAAAATATATAGATATTAATCCATATATATCTCAAGAAATTCAATACGAACTTGCAAGGAAATATGTTGATATTTTATTTGGTTCTGATGATATAGTACAGAATTATTATTCTGCTGAATGGCATCTGATATTCAATATTACAGATTATTGTAGTTCAATAATGGTTATAGATAGTGATGATAAAAAAAATATTGAATTTGATATGTTGGTAAATAGTGGTTTATGGGATGCAATAAAAAATGAAATAGTAAACTACAATGAATTTAGAAAATTTTTGGATAAAATATGCCAAGCCAAAAAAGAAGAAATAGCTTTACAAAAAAGTTTTGGCCAAGCTCTTGATAAAATAACTATAAAAGTAACTGAATTTATTGATAAAATAGGAAGTTTAGATTTTTCAGAAGATGGAATAGCTAAACTGGTTTCTGGATTAAATTCCCAAGTAGCGCAATTTAAGACTGATTTTCCAACTAGTCAAGTCACACCTCTTCCAAAAGCAAAAAGACAATATAAGAAAAAAGAGAAATAATTTAATATGAGTACTAAGATGATAAAGCCATTAAAAAGGCGCTGTCCTGAATGTGATAGCAAATTGGCATTAGTGAGACACACTGAAAAAGAAGATGGCGTTAGCTACTCTGCGTCTTATGAGGAATGCGAAGAATGTGGTTATCAAAAAGAAATTAAGAATAAACATAATCACATAGATAAAACTGAGATCGAATTATAAAGGAGAAAATAATGAAGTATTTATTAAAATCACGCAAGTTTTGGTTGGCTATGGTGGCTTTGGCTCAAACTATTTTGTTCCAATTTGTTCCTGGCTTCCCTAAAGAGGTTTGGATTTCAATCAATGCAGTTCTTGCAGTTTTGATTGGTTCTATTGCATACGAAGATGGCAATAGACCACAAGGTTAATTATATTAGATTTTGGATTAGGGATGCACAAGTAAAATTGTGCATCTCTTTTTTTATGTTATTAAAAACGATAAAAGAGGTATTTTATTATGTATATTTATGGGTTTGATTTATCAATGAGCAATAGTGGGATAGCAATTTTTGATTTTAATGGCAATATAAAACATATTTGTAGTGTGGCTACAAATGATAAAGAAACTCATGGTAAAAGATTGAAAACGATAGCAGATTTTATTGTTGATTTACAGAAACAATATCCTGCAAAAACTGTGGTTATTGAAAGAGGATTTGCAAGATTTAATATAGCAACTTCAGTTATTTATCGGGTTCACGGTTTAGTTAATTTCTTGTTTTGGGATACTATACAAATTTATTATCCTCCAAAAACAGTTAAAGAAGCAATAGTAAATGGTAAAGCAACAAAAGAACAAGTGAGGAAAGAAATAGAAAATCACTACCCAGAAATTGTATTCAACAATGAGGATGAAAGTGATGCAGTAGCAACTGGATTAACATATTTTATAAAGAAAAAAAGTATTATATGGAGGTAAAATGACACGCAAAACATTTAAACTTCTTACGACTTCTCCTGAATTATGGTCGCAAGTTAATGAAGAAAATAAAAAATTAATGAAAAAATTTTTAAGAGAAAAGAACACTCGTAGTGCTGAATTGACTTTAAAAAATTATGAATCTGACTTAGAAATTTTTTTCACTTGGTGCTTGCTGAATAATGATAATAAATTTTTTGTTGATATTAAAAAATTAGAATTTTCTGAATTCTTTAGTTATGCTACAAGTGAATTACAATGGGGTAGTGCAAGGTTTTCTCGTATGCGTAGTGTATTATCTTCCCTTTCTAATTTCATAGAAAAATATATGGATGAAACATATCCAAATTTTCGTAATGTAATTTTGAAATCAGTTGAAAATATGCCAAAAACAACCGCTAGAGAAAAGACAATTTTAAAGGAAGAACAAATAAATAAGTTATTTGATGCTTTAGAAGCTAATGGAGAATATCAGATATCTTGTTGGTTAGCACTTGCAATAGGCTCTGGAAGTAGATTTTCTGAATTATTGAGATTTACTATTGATATTATTGATGTTAATAATCTTGCCTTTAATGATATATTCATAGAAACAAGCAAAACAATCAAAACAAAAGGAAGAACAAAACAGGGCAAGATGCTCACCAAATATATTATAAAAGATATATTTTGGGATAGATATCAGAAGTGGTTAGAGATACGTAAACAAGTTCTTGATAAAAATGGTTTGGATCATAATTTTGTTTTTATAAAAAATAATGGTGAACCTGCGCAACAGGCTGTTGCTAGGGGCTGGGTAACTAAAATAGAAAAAATATTGGGCATACCATTTTATCCACATTCATGTAGGCATTATGGAACAACATACCTTTCTAGAATGGGACTCCCCCATAAGCTTATAAAAGATATATACGGATGGGAATCAACGCTCATGGCGGAACTTTACGATGATTCTACTGCGAAGGACAAGTCTTGGGCTGAATTGGATGAATTTAAAAAAATTCTTGATGAAAAAAAATAGGAGGTTATAATGTTAATCCCTATAAATAACGATGCTGCTTTACAGAGCATTTTTAAAGGTATATTAAGAATTGTTATAAGTAATGCTTGTGAAAAGATAAAAGATGTTCTTTATGCGCATATTTTACAAGATACATATTTGTATGATGAACGTGCAAATAAAACATATGTAACTGGTTATAAAAAATGGCAACCTACCATTATGTTTACAGACCCAATCTATAGTTCTGTGATGGGTGCAAGAACTTATACGAATGATAAGGGCGAGATTGCTCAATCAGAATTGGCATCACTACAATTCTTGAATTCATTCAGATGGGAAGATTCATTAGAAGAAACGGTAAATAGTGTAGCAAATAGATTGTTTTTTGATAATGAACTTGAGGTAAACACTAGATATAATTTCCATGTGGCTGATAATTTTGCTGAAATGTTTAACACATCTGGTGAAGTATCTGGCAAGGAAAGATTGCCATATTGGGATTTATTTATTGAAGAATTGAATGGTTCTGGTTTTGATAGTATAGAAAATATATTAAAAAGAGAATTTAGTAAATATGGTATAAAAAAAATAATATAGAATAGGATTTTTATCCTAAGAAAAGGAGGAAATATGGGAGATGCCTCTAATTATCAAGTAGTTTTAAAGGCAGCGATACAAAAAATAACAGAAGCGGAATTGCAAAAAGCCGTTGAAGGTTTATCTTTAAAGGTAAAAGTTGCTCTTGATCCTACACAAAAACAACAATTAGAACAAGAAGTAGAAAATATACAAAAAAAGGCTACTAGTTCTAGTGGTAAAAGCGCACCTATACTTGATACAAAAACTACCATTGATGGATTAGCTATTATAAAAAGAAGAATGGAAGAAATAAAAGCATCTGGTGGAACAAATGTTGTACCTACAAGTTTCAAAGATGCTAAAGGCAGCGTATTTGGTGGTTCAATTACATACGCTGATTCAACTGGGCAGGGAGTAACTGAAACTTTAAAACTTTTAGATGCTAAGGGAAAAGTTACAAAAGAAATTAGTAAGGCTGTTGATTTTTCTGTACAACAAACAAAAGAAACAAAAAAGTTAAGTGATATAAATAATAATTTAGTTAATACATTGGGTAATAATGCAAAAAAGGTTGCTGAATGGGCTATTTCTACTGCATTGATTTATGGTACTCTTAATGAAATACGTAAGGCCACTGAATTTATTATTTCATTAAATAAAGAATTGACTAGTGTACAAATCGTTACTGGCATGGATGCAGGAGAGGTTGCAAAACTCTCAGGCGAATATAACCAATTAGCAAAAGAAATGGGTGCAACAACTCTAGAGGTTGCAAAAGGAAATTTGGAATGGTTTAGGCAAGGTAAATCTGTCGCTGAAGCCAATGAACTTGTGAAATCAAGTTTGACGATGAGCAAGTTGGGCAACATGGAGTCTGCGCAAGCTACTGAATATTTGACCTCTATCTTGAACGGTTTTAAGTTAGAAGCTAAGGATTCTATTGGGGTTATTGATAAACTTACTCAATTAGATAACAATTATGCTACTAGTGTTGCTGAAATATCATCTGCATTGCAACGTTCTGCAAATTCGGCTCAACAAGCTGGAGTTACTTTTGATGAATTAGCTTCATATATTACCGTTGTTTCTAGTGTAACTAGAAAAAGTTCTGATAGTATTGGTGAATCCTTTCCCCGATGAGGGGC